CTGGACTTGGGCAGCAAAAACTCCTGGAACTAAAGGTAACTCCATCGGTATTTTTGTAACTGATTCTGGTGCTGATCAGATTGCTGTTCTCCCTGCTCCTGGTTCAGGTAACGAGCATGAGTTCGTTGCTGATGAAGCAGTAACTGCCTCTTCTGGTGCTGCTGGTAAAGTATTTAAGTATAGTATACTTCTTACTGTTGACACTGTTGTTGGTGATTTCGTGGTTGGTACTGCAACTACAATTAGTATTGGTGGTTCTGATGAGTCAGTAAATGTTCTTGCATGGGATCCTGCTAATAAGAAATTAGAAATTGGTCTTCCTTCTGGTGGTGTTACTGGTATTCTTGCTGATAACCAAGTAATTACTCAGGGAACAAACACTGCTGCTATTGATACTACTATCGAGCGTCGTTTATATATTGGTCTTAATAAGGACAGTATTAATTTTGCTGCTGCAGATAGTGTTGCTGATACAAACTCAACTGCTGTTGCAATAACTTCTGTTCGTGACGAGTATGATGAGCGTGAGTATCTTCCTGGTGTAAAGTGGGTAAGCGTTGCTCCTCGTCCTGAAACTTCTAAGTTTGCTACAGAGGTAGGTGGATTCCGTGACGAATTACACATAGTTGTTGTTGACATTGATGGTAAAGTTACTGGTACAACTGGTGCTTTACTTGAGCGTTTTATAGGTGTTTCTAAAGCATCTGACGCTAAGACATCTGTTGGTGAAACAAACTATTATGTTAATGTTCTAAAGGCACGCTCTGAGTATGTCTACTGGGGTGAGCACGAGACTGGAGTATTCAACGCAACTTCAACTGGTTCAGATGGTACTTGGGGTTTAAGTGCTTCTGCTAGACAGTTTAACCTTCTACGTTCTGCTGCTGGATCTACTGATTATCCTGCTGGACGTACAACAGTTGGTTCTAAGAACAACGCAACATTCTACTACAGACTTGGTAGTGGTGCTGATTACGGTACTTCTGGTGGTGTTTATAGTGTAAGTAACACTGATGTTACTACTGCATACGAACTACTTGAAGATCCTGAGTCACAGACAATCGATTATATCTTGACTGGTCCTTCTGGTGCTACAGATGCTGAGGCACTTGCTAAAGTTACTGCTCTGACAAACATTGTTGAAGAGCGTAGAGATTGCATGTTATTTGTATCTCCTCGTCGTGGTAACATCATTGGTATAAGTAATGCAAATACAATTACCAATAACATCATTGGTTTCTTTGATCTACTACCATCATCAAGTTACTCAGTATTTGATTCTGGTTACAAGTATATCTACGATAAGTATAATGATGTTTATCGTTACGTTCCTGCTAACGGTGACGTTGCTGGTCTTTGCTTACAAACCACTGAGACTTCAGAACCATGGTTCTCACCTGCTGGTTTCCAACGTGGTATCTTGAGAAATGCAATTAAACTTGCATACACTCCTAACAAGACTCAACGTGATCGCTTGTATGGTGCTCGTGTTAATCCTATCGTTTCCTTCCCTGGTCAAGGTGTAGTTTTATTTGGTGATAAAACCGCACAAGGATTTGCATCCGCATTTGATAGAATCAACGTCCGTCGTTTGTTCCTTACAATCGAACGTGTTATCAGTGGTGCTGCTAAGTCACAACTATTTGAGCAAAATGATGCTGCACAGCGTTCATTGTTCCTCAACATTGTTGAACCTTATCTCCGTGAAGTTCAAGGTCGTCGTGGTGTAACTGATTTCTTAGTTAAGTGTGATGATGATAACAACCCTGCTGAAGCAGTTGATCGTGGTGAGTTCTACGCAGAAATCTTCGTGAAACCAACACGTACAATTAACTACATCACTCTTACATTTACTGCAACCAGAAGTGGTGTTGCATTTACGGAAGTAGCAAGTTAATGAAAATAAAACCTCTTAAACATTGTAGGTTATCCCAGATGAAATTCTTCTACTGGGATCCTAAAGATGATCCAAGAGAACCAGAATATTGGGAGACCCGCAATGGGTCTCCTTTTTTTTGTCTGAAAATATGAATTATTCTAAATATTAAAGAAAGAGATTGGATCCAATAACCATGGCAAAAAGAGGTACTATTGACGATTTTAAAGCGAATGTCGCTTCAGACTTTGCTCGTCCTAATTTATTTCAAGTAGACCTTGCGTTCCCTTCAGGAATTATTAATAATGCAAGTCTTGTAAATCTTGGAAAATTTACTGTTCGTGCAGCAAATCTTCCTTCTTCCCAGATTGGAGTTATTGAAGTTCCTTTCAGAGGTCGTGTTTTAAAGATTGCAGGAGACAGAACATTCGAACCTTGGACAATCACAGTTCAGAACGACAGCAACTTTGCTCTCCGTAATGCATTTGAAATTTGGGCATCTAGTATTCAAGCATATAACGAGAACTTTACATCTGCTGCAGGACTTGGTGATCAAGATGACAGCACTGGTTACTTTGCTGATATGAGTGTTCACCAGTTAGCACGTGATGTTAAAGATGGTGAGAAGCCTAAGGTACTCAAGTCTTATAAGTTCTATAACGTGTTCCCAAGTAACATCGCCGCAATTGATTTAGATTACGGAAACAATGATGCGATTGAAGAATTCACAGTTGAACTCCAGACACAATACTGGACTCCTTTAACACCGACTTCGAATGACTGATAAATAGATCAGGACCAATTTAATCTAGAATATAATGGCAAATCAGCTCTTCGGATATAGTCTTGAAAGAGCGAAGAAGGTCCCCAAGGGGCCTTCTTTTGTTCAAAAAGATAATATGGATGGTTCGCAACCCATAGTGGGTGGCGGATACTATGGTTATTCTGTTGATTTTGACGGATCTATCCGCAATGATTATGAACTCATCACTCGTTATAGAGAGATGGTAATGAATCCTGAGTGTGATAGTGCAGTTGATGATATTGTTAACGAAACAATTTGTGGAAACTTTGATGATGTACCAGTTGAGTTGGAACTTTCCAACCTGAAGGTGTCGGATAAAATTAAAAAATTAATGAGGGAGGAGTTTGATGAAATTCTTCGTCTCCTTGATTTTGAAAATCGTGCGTATGAAATCTTCCGTAGATGGTATGTGGATGGAAGACTTTTTTACCACAAAGTAATTGACCCTAAGAAACCCAAAGACGGTCTTCTTGAACTTCGTTACATCGATCCTCGTAAGATTCGTAAGGTAACTGAGTATGAGAATAAGCGTCCAGAGCAATTGCGTGGTGTAGATCTTAATACTCAACTAACACAAAAATCAGCAGAGTACTTCTTGTATAACCCTAAAGGTTTGAAGAACTCTACGAATCAGGGTATGAAGATTACTACTGATTCTATTACGTATTGTCATTCTGGTATTCAAGACCTGAATAAGAATATGACTCTTAGTCACCTGCATAAGGCGATTAAGGCAGTCAACCAATTAAGAATGATTGAAGATTCTCTTGTTATCTACAGATTATCAAGAGCACCAGAAAGAAGAATTTTCTATATTGATGTAGGTAATTTACCTAAGAATAAAGCGGAACAGTATCTCCGTGAAGTGATGAGTCGTTATCGTAATAAATTAGTTTACGATGCATCCACTGGTGAGATAAAGGATGACAAGAAGTTCATGTCTATGCTTGAGGACTTCTGGTTACCACGTAGAGAAGGTGGTAGGGGTACAGAAATTTCTACACTTCCAGGTGGACAAAACCTTGGAGAACTTGAGGATGTAAAATATTTCCAGAAGAAATTATACAAAGCACTTAACGTACCTGGTTCACGTTTAGAAACAGAAACGACTTTTAATGTTGGTCGTGCTGCAGAAATTACTCGTGATGAAGTTAAGTTCCAGAAATTTATCGCACGTCTCCGCAAGAGATTTTCAGAACTCTTTATGGATCTTCTGAAAGCTCAAATAGTTCTTAAGGGTATTATAACTCTTGAAGAATGGGATGAGATGAAGACTCATATTCAATTTGATTATGTTGCTGACAATTACTTTACTGAACTAAAAGAAATTGAAATTCGCAACGAGCGTATGAATCAAGTTAATGTTATGGATCCTTATGTTGGTAAATATTTCTCTGTTGAATACATGCGTCGTCAAGTTCTGAAGCAGACTGACCAAGAAATGAAGGAAATAGATAAGCAAATCGATTCTGAAATGGAGGCAGGAATCATACAAGATCCTGCTGAATTGGCAGCAATGGAAGCGGGTATTGATCCTGCTGCTGTTAATGGTGGTGCCCCTGCAACAGAGGTAGCATCTAATCAATCCACAATTGATCCTGCGGATCAAAAGCGGGGAGAATTCTAAACTACTAAATAATACTACAGTGGGAACATATTATGCCTAGTGATATTGCTAAACAAATCGTCCAACAAGTTTTTGGAGGAGATAAAGCAGCCGCAGTTGATTCAATTAATGATGCTTTGGGTGCTTCTACATATGATGCAATTCAAGCAAGAAAGGTTGAATTTGCAAAAGCGATGGGTTTTGAGTTAGATGATACTGCTCAAGATTCTGCTGATGAAATAGAGAAATCTGTTGACGGGATAGGTGATGCTGAAGTGACGGATGTTGATACCTCTGGTATTAGACTTCCTTCAGATCCAGATCCAAATGATCCACCTACTGATAACCTCTCCGACGAGGTGCCTGATCCATTGCCACCAAATACGGCAGTAGTGGATTCAATTGAACCAATAGAGGAACCGAAAGATGAGACTGATAGCTGAAGAAATTACTGATGTCAAATTTCTCTCCGAAGAGAAAGATGGCAAGAAGAATTACTTTATCGAAGGTATTTTTCTACAAGCGGAATTAAAAAACCGTAATGGTAGGATGTATCCTCAAAAAACATTAGCACGTGAAGTTGCTAAATATGATGAGTCTTATATTAAATCTGGTCGTGCTCTTGGTGAATTAGGTCACCCTGACGGACCTTCTATTAATTTAGATAGGGTTTCACATAAGATCGAATCTTTGAAAGAAGATGGAAATAACTTCATCGGTAGAGCAAAGATACTTGATACACCAAACGGAAAAATTGCAAAGTCTTTACTCGATGAGGGTGTAAGACTTGGAGTTTCTTCCAGAGGAATGGGATCCATCAAGAAGGAATCTGATTGCAACGTTGTTTGTGATGATTTCATGCTTGCCACTGCTGCTGATATCGTAGCAGATCCTTCTGCACCTGATGCTTTCGTAAATGGAATCATGGAAGGTAAAGAATGGGTATGGAATAATGGCATACTTAAAGAGTCTGCTGTTGCCCAAATCAAACAAGAAATTGATGAAGCAACTCTAATTAATCTGCAGGAGCGTAAAGTCTCCGCATTTGCAGCATTTTTAAAGAGTTTGTGATTTATAAATAAATAAAGATAACGCTAAAGCATACACGGAGTTCAAACAATGGCTGAGACCTCAACACTCGATAAAGAGTTAGATAACATGGAAGAAGTGACCGAAGGTTCTAACGCAGTTACTAAAAACGCCAAGCCTGCTGAAAAGATTGATACATCTAAATCAACCGATTCACTGGGTGGAAGTGGTAAGAAAGTAATTCACGTAGACACGGATTCCTTGGAAGGTGCCGCTGGCACAAAGAACGCAGGAAAATCTGCTGCTAACTCAGTTAGCGTAGAAGGTTCTAAATCCTTGGCAACCAAACCTAGTGCAGCATCTGCAAAACAAGAGGAGGTAGAGACCGATGACAGCGAAAAGGAAACAATCGCTGAAACCGACCTCGACTTTACTGAGGATGTTGACGCTCTTGTCGCTGGTGAAGAGCTCTCAGAAGAGTTTAGAGCAAAAGCAGCAACAATCTTTGAAGCAGCTGTAACAAGCCGTGTTAACAAAGAAGCAGCAGCGTTACAAGAGGCGATGGAATCTGCCTTAACTGAAGAAGTTGAAAAGATTCAAACAGAATTGGCCGAGAAGGTAGACGATTATCTCTCTTATGCCGCCGATCAGTGGATGAAGGAAAATTCCCTTCAGATCGAGCACGGCATTAAGACCGAGATGGCAGAATCGTTCTTCAACGGTCTAAAAGGTCTCTTCTTAGAGCACAACTTTACAGTGCCTGAGGAGAAATTCAACCTGCTTGATGGTATGGCAGGTGAGTTAGATGATATGGAAGCTAAACTCAACGAGCAAATCGATTCTAATGTTGCTTTGAACAAGCGTATTGGAGAGTTTGTTAAAATGGAAATTGTGAACGAATGTGCAGTGGGACTCGCTGAGACCCAAAAAGAGAAGCTTGCTTCTCTCGCAGAGGGTGTTGAGTTTGAAACTGAAGAGGACTTTAGAAATAAGGTCAATACGATCAAGGAATCATATTTCACTAGGAAGGCTGAAGTTGCTGAAACAGTAACTGAACCCACCGAAGAAAGTTCTGAACCCCTTGTCGAAAGTACAACTAGCGGTACTATGTCTAGGTACGTAGATGCAATCGCTCGTTGGTCCAAATAATTAATAATCAAAACTACTTTTACAGAGACAAATGTCTATTAAAAACCTCCAAGAAAAGTGGGCACCCGTTCTGAATCACGAAGCTCTTCCAGAGATTGCAGATTCACATAAGCGTGGCGTAGTCGCACAACTTCTTGAAAACCAAGAAAAAGCACAGATCGAAGAAGGACAAGTCCTTAACGAAACTCTGCAAACAACAGGTTATACCAACGCAAACACAGCTACTGGCGGTGTTGCAGGTTTTGACCCAGTATTGATCAGTCTTATTAGACGTTCAATGCCACAATTAATTGCATATGATATCGCTGGCGTTCAGCCAATGACTGGTCCTACTGGACTTATCTTTGCAATGAGAACTAACTACGGTTCAGAGCGTAGACCTGCTAACAGCGACTTCCGTGAGGCATTCTTTAACGAGCCTAACGCTGGTTTCTCTGGTGGAAAGGGAGAAGGATTATCAAACTACGATCCTACTGCTTCTTCTTCTGGTGTTAACGACGCTGAAGGTGCTAACCCTGGACTTCTTAATGATTCTCCTGCTGGTACTTACGAGCAGACAGGTGATGCTACTGGTATGACAACCGCTACGGTTGAAGCACTAGATGATTCATCTGCGAACAACGAATTCCGTGAAATGGGATTCGCCATCGAGAAGGTAACTGTAACAGCTCGTGCTCGTGCGTTAAAAGCTGAGTACAGTATTGAGCTTGCTCAGGACTTGAAAGCAATTCATGGTCTTGATGCCGAGCAAGAGTTAAGCAACATTCTCTCTACAGAGATCCTTGCTGAAATCAACAGAGAAGTTGTTAGAACTATCTACACAAACGCTGTTGCTGGTGCTCAAAACAATACTGCTACTGCTGGTATCTTCGACCTTGACGTTGACTCAAATGGTAGATGGTCTGTTGAGAAATTCAAAGGACTTCTTTTCCAGATAGAAAGAGATGCTAACGCTATCGGTCAGCAAACTCGTCGTGGGAAGGGCAACATCTTGATCTGCTCTGCAGACGTTGCTTCTGCTCTTGGAATGGCTGGCGTTCTTGACTACGCTCCTGCTCTTAATGGTAACAACGCATTAACTGGTGTAGACGATACTTCTTCTACTCTCGTTGGTACTCTTAACGGTAAGATCAAGGTCTACGTTGATCCTTATTCTGCTAACGTTGCTGATAAGCACTTCTATGTTGCAGGTTACAAAGGAACTTCTCCTTATGACGCTGGATTATTCTATTGCCCTTACGTGCCATTACAGCAAGTCAGAGCGATTAATCC